CACCGAGGACGCCGCGTGGTACTGCTGGCATGCCTCCCGCCGCCAGGCGATGCTGGAAGCGTGCTGGGAGAAGGCCGGCGCCTTCGTCCATCAGCAGATCATCTGGGTGAAGGACCGCGGCGTCCTGACCCGGTCCCATTACCTCTGGAAGCACGAGCCCTGCTTCATGGGATGGCGCCGTCCGAACCGCCCACCGAAGGTCGCCGAGGAGACGCTGCCCTCGACCTGGGAAATGCCGTCCTTCGCCAAGGATGAGCGCCCCGACCACCCGACGCCGAAACCGCTCGACGCCTTCGGGATACCGATGCGCCAGCATGTGGCTCGCGGCGGGCTCTGCTACGAGCCATTCTCTGGCTCCGGCTCGCAGATCATGGCGGGCGAGGCCAACGGCCGGCGTGTCTTCGCAATGGAGATCAGCCCGGCCTATGTCGATGTCGCCGTGGAGCGCTGGCAGGCGGAGACTGGGCGCGAGGCGGTCCTCGACGGCGACGGCCGGACCTTCGTGCAGGTGAAGGCCGAACGGTTGGGCGGCGACGAAACCGAATCCACGGAAACGACCGACAGCAAACCCGTGCCCGTACCCGCGCGAAAGCGCAAGACCGCCGCGTGACATGCATGACTTGGCTTTACCTTCCTCCGGACGCGCTTCCGGAGCCGGAGACGCTTGTCTGTTCGGCCTCTCGCTCTGTTCTGGCGCCGGCGGCCTTGACCTCGGGCTCGCAATCGCCTGCCCCGGATATCGTGCTGTGGGCTATGTCGAACGGGAAACCTACGCCGCAGCCATCCTCGTGGCGCGGATGGAAGACGCGACCCTGGATCCGGCGCCTGTCTGGGACGACCTTGCCACCTTTGACGGCCGCCCGTGGCGCGGCGCGGTGGACGTCGTCACTGCGGGCTACCCGTGCCAGCCGTTCAGCGTTGCAGGCAAACGTAAGGGATCGGACGATCCGCGCCATCTCTGGCCGCATGTCGCCCGAATTATCGCCGAGGCCGAGCCGCCCTTCGTCTTCCTCGAAAATGTCGCCCATCATCTCCGCCTCGGTTTCCCCGAAGTCGCCGCAGGACTGGTCGGCATGGGCTACCGCCTTGCGGCGGGCCTCTTCACAGCGGCGGAAATCGGCGCTCCCCACAAACGTGAGCGTCTGTTCATCCTCGCCATTCGCGAGGGGGACGAGCTGGCCGACCCCGCGCGCTTGCTCTGGAACCCGGTCGAGTGGCGGGAACCGGACGGAGATGCTGCGGCTCTGGCCGACGCCGAGGGCCAGTGCCAACGAAAACCGGCAGACGAAACCGACGCCGTCGCAGGCGGCGGGCCAGCATGGGATGAACCTTGCGACGACGGCAGCACTTTGGCCGACGCCGCAGGCCGACAGTTTTCGCAGTGGAGGTGGCGACAGGCGCGACGAGAATGGTCTGGACCGCATGGCGCGAGACTGGCCAACGCCGATGGCGAACGACGGCTGCAAGCCGAGCGCGGGCAACCGGCGGACGGCCGACCTGACCCATGCAGCGGTGATGTGGATGACTCCCACGGCACGCGATCACAAGGATGGGGCGACCAGCCTTGCCAACACGCCGGTCAACGGCCTGCTTGGCCGCCAGGTCCTCGTGACGCCGATGGTTGGGAGCGATACCTCCGAGCCGCGCCGGACCTTGAACCCGCTGTTCGTCGAGGCGCTGATGGGCTGGCCCACCGGGTGGACCGGCTTCGACTCTGTGGCAACGGAGTGGTCCCGCTGGTTGCGGCGTATGCGCTGCGAACTCTCGCGGCTGAACTGCTGGCCGATGGATGAGGTGGCGGCATGAAGCAGTCCAGCCTCATGTCGCTGGTCGAGTCCGTCGCCAACGTGGTCGTCGGCTACGGCGTCGCCGTGGTGACCCAGATCCTTATCTTTCCGATCTTCGGGCTGCACACGACGCTGGCGCAGAACCTGAAGATGGGCGCGGTGTTCACCGTGGTGAGCATCGCACGATCCTTCGCCCTGCGGCGCCTGTTCGAGGCGATCCGGATGCGGGGCGCCAAATGATCGACCGCCGCCCCGGAAGGACGGCGGCCATCAGCTTGTCGGGGTCCGGCGCGTCAGGCGGCGGGGAGTTTGTACACGCGCCCCCGGTTCTCGACCTTCTCGGAGGTGACTTCGAGCCCGAGCTTCTTCTTCAGCGCCCCGGCCATCGCGCCGCGCACCGTGTGCGACTGCCAGCCCGTCGCGGCCATGATCTCCTCGATGGTCGCGCCCTCTGGCGCGCGCAGCATGCCGATCAGGGTGGCCTGCTTCGTTCCCTCGCGCGGCGTGCGCGCCTTGGGCGCGGCCTTCGGTTCGGTGGGGGTGTCCGGCGCGGGCTCCTTGGTCGGCGCGTCGGTCGCGCCCGCAGGCGCGGCTTTCGCGTCCTCGGGCTCGATCCCGATGGCGGCGAGGCCTGCATCGGTGGCGACCAGCGTCACGCCGTGGCCGTCGCCGGCCTCTCGCCAGACGGGTTCGTCCTTGCGCATGTCAGCCTCGACCTCTTCGAGGAAGCCCATCGCGAGCATCGCGCCGACCACCTTGGCGGCGCCGCCGCCGCGCAGGCTCTCGGGCAGCGGCAGGGCGATGCGGTCCTCGCGCTGTGCGGCGGCGCTGAGGATCACGAGCTGGGTGTCGGAAATCTTCGTCATGGGGTCGTCTCCGTATTCGGGCCCGCGACATGCGGCGCCTTCTACGACCCCGAGCCGCGCTGGGCGCGCGGCGGGAGTTCCGGCGGTACCGGAGATCAGCGGGCGTGTTCGCCCTCGCCGAAGGCGCTGTCGGTGATGCGCTTCAGGAGGCTGGCGTAGTGTTCGAGGGTGCCGACCATGGCCCAGCCCGCCTCGTTGGGGGCGCAGTTGAAATGGTCGTCGCTGAGCGCCTGCAGGCGGGCGAGCATCTCGTCGATTTCGGCCTTCTTGCCGATGAAGGCCGCGAGCGCGGCTTCCTTGTTCCGGCGCGCCTTCTCGGCGCGGGCCTCAAAGCGCGGGGTGGTGATCGGGTTCGGGCGGGTCGTCATCTTGGTGGCTCCGTGGTGAGTTGCATCGCTTCGTTGGAGTGACGTTCGCTCTGTCCGCCGCGCTTATCAACTCGATAAGCGCATGATCTTGAATGATAATCGGAGTCGTCGATGCAGGGCATGAGCGAGCGCCAGTACGCCGCCCATGTCGGGCTGTCGCGGGGCGCGATCCAGAAGGCGAAGACCGCCGAGCGGCTGGTCCTCTATCCCGATGGCAGCATCAACGCGGCGGCCAGCGACGCCAGGCGTGCCGAGACGACGGACCCGTCGAAGACGAGGAAGCCGCCCGCGCCGAAGCTGAAACCTGTCCCCGACGCGGCCGTGTCCGCCGTTGGCGACACGCTGCGGGAACAAGGGCTTGCCGCGCCGCCTGTCGGCAGCGGCACGACCTTCCTGCAGGCCAAGACCGCGAATGAGGTGCTGAAGGCCCAGGAGCGGCGCATCCGGCTTCAGAAGCTCAAGGGGGAACTCGTCGATCGCGCCCGGGCGGTTGCGGTCGTGTTCCGGCTGGCACGCGAGGAGCGCGATGCCTGGGTGAACTGGCCGGCGCGCGCGGCGGCACTGATGGCGGCCGAACTCGGCGTGGAGGCGGCCACCATGCAGAAGGCCTTGGAGAAACATGTACGCGCCCACCTCGACGAACTCGCCGAGGTCCGGCCCGAATTCCGGTGACGAGGATGGCCTGAGGGACTTCGAAGGCGCGGCTGACATCCTGCGCGCCTGGGGCAACGGGATCCGACCGGATCCCGACCTCACCGTCTCGGAATGGGCGGACCGGCACCGGATGTTGGCGTCCCGCGCTTCGGCCGAACCGGGGCGCTACCGCACGATGCGAACGCCCTACATGCGCGAGATCATGGACCGGCTGTCGCCCGGCGACGCGGCGCAACGGATCGTGTTCATGAAGGCCGCGCAGGTCGGTGCGACGGAAGCCGGCAACAACTGGATCGGCTTCGCCATCCATCAGGCCCCGGGCCCCATGCTCGCGGTCCAGCCGACCGTGGAACTGGCCAAGCGCAACTCGCGCCAGCGGATCGACCCGCTTATAGACGAGAGCCCCGAGCTCCGGGAGCGGGTCAAACCGGCCCGATCCCGCGACGCCGGCAACACGATGCTGTCCAAGGAATTCGCTGGCGGCATCCTGATCATGACGGGCGCGAACTCGGCGGTCGGGCTGCGCTCGACCCCGGCGCGCTACATCTTCCTCGACGAGGTCGATGCCTATCCGGCCTCGGCCGACGAGGAAGGCGACCCGGTGACCTTGGCTGAGGCACGGTCGCTGACCTTCGCCCACCGGCGCAAGGTGTTCCTG